TCCCGCCGGGCACGAAGATCCCGATGCCCAACGGCGGCTACCTCATCAGCAACGCGGGCGGTGGCAAGCAGCCCCGCGCAGGCCGTCCGCGGGACGAGTGGAAGGCCGCGCTCCGCGAGATGGTCTCGAACGATCAGGTGCTCGAGCACGTCCGGTTCGTCCTCCAGCAGGGGCCGGATCACCCGTTCTTCGAGCGAGCCCTGCAGTACGCGACCGATCACGGGATGGGCAAGGCGGTCACCCCGGTCGAGCACTCCGGGAGCGTCGGCCTCGTCGACCTGCTCAGCCAGTCCCACACCGACGCGTCTGAGTGAGCGGCAAAGGATCGCAGCGCCGCCCCCAGCAGGTGACCGAGCAGCAGCTTGCCGCCCGCTGGGCTGAGACGTTCACGCAACCCGAGGAACCCGTGGAGCACAAGACCGAAGGGATGTGGTTGGCAGATGGGCTCGAGCATGCGTTCCTCGGGCTGGTCTATCGCGGCGGCCTGCTCGACCCGGTGGCCTGTTACGACTACGATGCGGTCATCCGCGGCTTCATGGAGGACGGGTGCACCGAAGAGGACGCGATCGAGCACTTCCAGTACAACGTGATCGGCGGCTACGTCGGTGAGCGCATGCCCGTCTACCTGCAGCGCATGACGATCTCTCAGGCGATCGAGATCGCTGAGGCCGAGTGAGCGCAGCCGCCGCGGCGCAGAAGCTGAAAGACTGGCGCGAAGACCCGGTCCTCTTCGTCCGTGAGAATTTCCAGACCGATCCCGAGCCGTGGCAGGCGGAGGCGCTCGTCGAGGCCGCGCGGCCCGGCAAGAAGCGCGTCGCGATGCAGGCCGCGGTCGGCGTCGGCAAGTCCGCGGTGAAGTCGTGGGCAGCGTGGCATTTCCTCGCCACCCAAGCCAACCCCTCGCGTCACCCCGGCAAGTTCCCCAACGGCTACGCGCTCTCGATCAGCCACGAGAACCTGAAGTCGGGCCTCTGGAAGGAGCTCGGCGTCTGGCGCTCGCGGTCGCCGTTCCTGATGCAGGAGTTCGAGTGGACCGCGGAGACCGTCTTCCACCGGGCGCATCAGGGGACGTGGTGGATCAAGGCCCGCAGCTACCCGAAGTCCGCCGATCCCGACGCGCAGGGCTCCGCGCTCTCCGGTCTCCACAGCCCGTATGTCGCCGTCTTCCTCGACGAGGTCGGCGAGATGCACCCCTCGATCGGTCGCCGCGCCGAGCAGGTGCTGTCCGACGCGGAGTCCGAGTTCGGCGTCATCCTCGCCTCCGGCAACCCGACCAGCCTGAACGGCTTGCTGTACGCCATCGCCTCCCGTGAGAGCGGCTGGCGGATTATCCGCATCACTGGCGATCCGGACGATCCGCACGCGTCGCAACGCGTCGATCGCGAGTGGGCGACGCAGCAGATCCGCGAGTACGGACGCGACAACCCGTGGGTGATGGCGCACATCCTCGGCCAGTTCCCGCCGGGTGGCCTCAACACCCTGCTCTCGCCCGACGAGGTCCGGACGGCGATGAAGCGCAACCCGAAGGTCACGGACTACGACTGGTCGCAGAAGCGGCTCGGCATCGACGTCGCGCGGTTCGGTGACGATCGCACGGTCATCTTCCCGCGGCAGGGGCTCGCGGCGTTCCGGCCCTACGTCATGCGGGGTGAGCGCACCACCACGATCGCGGCGCGGGTCATGACGATCGCTGGCAACTGGGGCAGCGAGCTCGAGCTCGTGGACGACACGGGCCACTGGGGGCACGGCGTCATCGACAACCTGCTCGCGATCGGTCGGCCATCGCAGCCCGTGATCTTCAGCGATCCCGCGCTCGACAAGCGCTACCTGAACCGCCGCGCGGAGATGTGGTTCGGGATGGCGGAGTGGGTCAAGCGGGGCGGGGCGCTGCCGAATATCCCCGAGCTCGTCCCGGAGCTCACCCAGCCGATGTACGGCCTCAAGAACGGCAAGGTCGCGCTCGAGGACAAGGACGCGATCAAGCGCCGCCTCGGGCGCTCGCCAGACCTCGCCGACGCGCTGGCGCTGACCTTCGCCCTGCCCGACATGCCGCGGGCGGACGGCCTGCTCGGCAACCTCGGCAACGTCATGACGGTGGACTACGATCCGTTCGACGATCGGTACGCGGCGCGATGACTGATTATTTTCCCTCGGTGGATGTGGCTATTGACAATTCAGTAGAGCGTCCCCACCTTGCTCCGGTCGTGCGTCGGGCAGAGCAGTCGGATGTGCCGTGGGTGCTGGGCCAGCTGCGTCAGTTCGCGGCGGCATACGGGACACGGCGATCGCTGTTCGGGTCGGAGACGCACGCGGAGGCGTTGGTGGGCACACTGATCGAGGACCAGTTCGTAGCGATCGCCGAGCGCGACGGGCAGCCCGTCGGCCTGATCGCAGGCGTCCTCCAGCCGCACCCGTTCAATCCGGACATCCTCGTCGCAAGCGAGCTCTGGTGGTGGGTCACGCCGCCCGCGCGTGGCACACGGGCCGGGCATGAGCTCCTCGATGCGTTCGAGGGCTGGGCGCTCGAGCACGAGGCGGACCTCATCAACTTCACCCTCGAGGCCGACAGCCCGGTGCGCGATCGCACACTGGAGCGCCGCGGTTATCGCCTCTTCGAGCGGCAATTCCTCCGCGAGGTGTCATGACTATCCCCGTCCAACCGATCCCGTTCGTCGGTGGCATCCTCCTCAGCGAGGAGCGTCGCCGACTCGAGGATCTGATGCAGCAGATGCGGCAGGAGCGCGAGTCGTTCAAGCCGCACTGGACGCAGCTGGCGTCGTACATCAAGCCGCGCCGCGCCCGGTTCTTCGTCACCGACGTGAACAAGGGCGACCGCCGGAACCAGAATATCATCGACTCGACGCCGACGTTCGCGGCGCGGACGCTGTCGTCGGGCATGATGAGCGGCATCACGAACCCGGCGCGTCCGTGGTTCCGGCTCACGATCGCGGACTCCTCGCTCGCCGATCTCGACGCGGTGAAGGAGTGGCTGGCGGAGACGTCGCGGCGCATGAACACCGTGATGCTGCGGTCGAATTTCTACAACGTCCTGCCGATCCACTACACCGATCTCGGGGTGTTCGGCACGGCGTGCATGGCGATCGAGGAGGACGAGGAGGACATCATCCGATGCCTCGCGTTCCCGATCGGCTCGTACATGATCGCGAACGACGACAAGGGCCGCGTCCGGGCGTTCGCGCGTGAGTTCCAGATGACGGTGCGGCAGATCATCCAGAAGTTCTGCACCGACGAGCGGGGGCGCGTGGACACCACGCCGCTCTCGACGACCGTGCGGCAACTGTACGAGCAGAACCAGCTGGAGGTCCGCATCGACATCAGCCACTACGTCGGCCCGAACCCCACGCAGGACGCGACGCGTGAAGGCTCGCGGTTCAAGCCGTTCGCCTCGTACTACTGGGAGACCGGCAACGGGCGCAACGGCGAGCCGCTCGGCTTCCTGCAGAAGCGCGGGTACGACGAGTTCCCGGTGATGGCCTCCCGCTGGGAGGTCACGGGCGAGGACACCTACGCGACCGACTGCCCCGGCATGACGGCGCTGGGCGACATCAAGCAGCTGCAGTTGGCGGAGAAGCGCATCTTCCAAGCGATCGAGAAGATCATCTCGCCGCCGATGCGTGCCCCGGCCAGCCTCAAGACGAGCCGCCTCTCGTTCGCGCCGAACGACGTCTCGTTCGTGCCCGACGTGCAGGGCGCAGGCATCCTGCCGATGCAGGAGATTCGTCCGGACATCAATCACCTCGAGCTCAAGCAGCAACAGGCGCGGCAGCGGATCGAGGCGGCGTTCTTCGCGGACCTGTTCCTGATGATCGCCAACGACACCCGGGCGCAGCGAGCGACGGCGACCGAGATCGAGGCGCGGCACGAGGAGAAGCTGCTGGCGCTCGGGCCGGTGCTCGAGCAGCTGAATCAGGATCTGCTCAACCCGGTGATCGACCGGATCTTCGCGATCATGGCGCGGCGTGGGCTGCTGCCGGAGCCGCCGGAGGTGCTCGCGGGCATGCCGCTCCGGGTCGAGTATATCAGCATCATGGCCGCGGCCCAGAAGATGGTGGGCATCGGTGGCATCGACCGGTTCGCGGCGTTCGTCACCAACCTCGCGCAGGGCACGCAGAACCCGACGGTCCTCGACAAGCTGGATGCGGACCAGATGGTCGACGAGTACGGCGACATGATGGGCGTCTCGCCGAAGGTGATCCGCAGCGACGAAGAGGTCGCGAATATCCGCAACGCGCGAGCGCAGGCGGAGCAGCAGCAGCAGCAGATTGAGCAGGCCGCGGTGGAAGCGCAGGCCATCGAGCGACTGGCGAAGGCGGATACGTCGAAGCCGTCGGTGTTGAACGAACTCTTGGGAGTCTGACAATGGCGACGCAGAAGAAGAAGACCGTGACGTTTTCGGTGGACCGGATCGAGGGGGACCGTGTGATCCTCGAGCGGGACGATGACGAGGGGGGCTACATCGAGCGCCCGCTCGCCTCGATGCGTGGCGTCCGCGAGGGCGCGATCGTGCGGGTGCCGATGGTGGGCACGCGGCTCAACTGGGCCGGGGCGATGATGGACCGCGCGAAGGCCGCGACCCGAGCCTCGATGGGCGGGGAGCGGATGGCGCAGATGCGGGAGCGCGGCGGGCGACGCAGCATCGCGGACCGCATGTACCCGGAGATGTGATGGCGGAGCGCCGTGATCCCGCGGAACTGCAGGCGGAGGCCGACCTGCAATGGGTGCTCGGGGACCGTCGTGGTCGCCGCGTGCTTTGGCGGCTCATTGCGGCGGCGGACGTCTGGGGGCGCATCCGTGCGCCGAACCCGGATATCCACTACCGCGAGGGGCGGCGCGAGATTGGGATCGAGTTGATGGAGTGGATTGACAGCGCGGATGCGGCGATGATCCCGCTGATGATGCAGGAATCCCGTAACGAGGATCTTCGGAATGACCGACGTAGCAACCCCCGACACCACCGCTGACGGCTCGGTGACGGGCACGCAGGAACCGGCGACCACCACTGCGACGGCAGCGGCGGCGACGGCGCAGGGCACCCCCGAGACGGCGAAGGCGGAGGCCACCACTGGCACGCTGCTGACGTCGTCCCCCGATACCTCGTCCGCCAGCGAGCCCACGGTCCCCGAGACCTATGCGCTCAGTCTGCCCGACGAGTCGCCTCTCGACAGCACGGCCCTCGACCGCGTCAGCGAACTCGCCAAAACGATCGCGCTGACGTCCGACGAGCAGGCACAGGCGATTGTCGATGCGCTCCACGCGGAGGTCGCGGATTTCGAGCAGGCGCTCTTGGAGAGCAATGCCAAGGGCGGTGCGATGTGGAAGGCGCGGGTGGAAGAGATGGAGAAGCAGGCACTGGCGGACCCCGAGATCGGGGGCTCGCCGGAGAAACTCCAGCAGTCGGTCCAGAAGGGCCAGCGGGTGCTGGAGAAGTTCGGGGATGAGAACGTCCGGGAGTTCCTCGAGGAGTCCGGATTGGGATCGAGCCCGGCCCTGCTGCGGATGCTGGCCCGTATTCATCACGCGATCAGCGAGGACGCGATGGTGTTGCCCGACAAGGTGGGCAAGCCGGAGCCCAAGACACTGGCTGAGCGCATTTACTCCAATTTGTAAACTGAGGATTTTTTCCAATGGCTGAACTTTCTACGCTGCGCCCGACGCTGCTTGACGTCGCGAAGCGCCTTGACCCCGATGGCAAGATTGCGGCGATCGCCGAACTGCTCTCGCAGAGCAACCCGGTCCTGCAGGACATGGTGTTCAAGGAGGGCAACCTCCCGACCGGTATGCGCTCGACCGCCCGCACCACGCTCCCGGGCGTGTCGTGGCGGCGCGTGAACGCGGGTACGACCCCGACCAAGTCGACCACCGCCCAGCTTGAGGACCAGACGGCGATCCTCGACGCGTGGAGCGAGATCGACAAGAAGGCGGCGGACCTGAACGGCAACACCGCCGCGTGGCGTCTCTCCGAGGCGTCGGCGTTCATCGAGGCGATGAATCAGGAGATGGTGGGCACGCTCTTCTATGGCAACAGCGCCACGGACGAGCGCGAGTTCACCGGCTTCGCGCCGCGCTATGCCTCGCCGACGGGCCCGACCGGCCAGAACGTGCTCGACGCCGCGGGCACCAGCACCGACAACACCTCGATCTTCCTCGTGGTGTGGGGCGACAATTGCCACGGCATCTACCCGAAGGGCTCGACCGCGGGCCTCAAGCACACCGACTACGGGCTGCAGGTGATCGAGAACGCGGGTGGCGTGAGCGGGGCGCTGATGGAGGGCTACCGCGACCACTACGAGTGGGAGATGGGCCTGCACATCCGTGACTGGCGCTATGTCGTCCGCATCGGCTCGATCGACGTCTCGAACCTTGTCGCCGAGTCCTCGGACGCTGACCTGACCAAGTTCATGACGAAGGCGCTCCACCGCATCCCGAACCTCTCGACCGGGCGTGCGGCCTTCTACTGCAACCGGACGGTCGCGCAGTACCTCGACATCCAGCGGCAGGAGCGCGTGCAGGTCGGCGGGCAGCTGTCGTATCAGGTCGTCGACGGCGTCTGGACCTCGATGTTCCGTGGCATTCCGATTCGCACGGTCGATCAGATCGTCGAGAACGAAGCTGCGGT